GCGAGACGGTAGTGGACGAGGGGTTCTAGCGTGCTGACGCCCGAGCAGATGGACGACGCCGGTGAGCTCGTCGCCGCGGTCTACCGGCAGATCGAGTCGGAGCTCGTCGCGCACCTCGTGCGCAAGATGGCCGAGGGCGACGTCTCCGGCCAGCGCGCGCTGACCGCCGTGCACCTCCTGGCGCAGAGCATGCCGCTCGAGCTGCGGCGCATCGTCGACTCCCGCGCCGACGAGCTCGACGGTGCGGCCGTGGAGGACGTACGGCGGATGCTCGCCGAGTCGGACGCCTACGACGCAGCGGTGATCCGCGCCGCGCTCGGGCTCGAGGTGGCCACGGGCGCGCTCGCGCTGCAGACCGCCGAGTGCGTCGCGCAGGTGCGCGAGGTCGTCGCCCGCGGCAACGTCCTGCTCGCGGAGGCGGCCCGCCGCGAGTTCTTCCGGTGGTCCGCGTTCGCCGTCACGCAGGTCGCCACGGGCAACATGACGCGCGAGAAGGCGCTCCACGTGGCGGTGCGCAACCTCGCGCGCGACGGGCTCTCCCTCGAGTGGGTCCAGTACGGCGACCAGGCGACCGGCGGGAAGACCGTGCGCAACCGCGCCGACGTGGCCGTGCAGAGGCATATCCGCTCGCTCATAGGCCAGGGCGCGGCGAAGCTCACGCTCGCGCGCGCCAGGGAGTCGGGCTGCGGCTTCGTGGAGGTCTCGAGCCACATCGGGGCGCGCCCGTCGCACGCCGACTGGCACGGCCGGTGCTACAGCCTGGACGGCCCCGCGGAGGTCGACGGCGTGCGCTACGAGGACTTCGGCGAGGCGACCGGCTACTGGGGCGAGGGGCCGCACGGCGCGCTCGGCGACCGCCTGCTCGGCGTGAACTGCCGGCACAGCTTCGCCCCCTGGATGCCGGGCATGCCGCACGCCTACGACCCGGACCCCGAGCACCCGAGCGGGTTGACGAACGACGAGGTGTACACGCTCACCCAGGCGCAGCGCAGGCGCGAGCGCGGCATACGCGCCGCCAAGCGCGAGGTGCGCGCGGCCCAGGAGCTGTACGACGCCGACCCGACGCCGGGCAACCGTTCGGAGCTCGCGAAGGCTAAGCTCGCGCTGCGCAAGAGGCAGGAGCGGATGCGCGACTTCATCCGCGAGTCGAACGCGAAGTGCAGGCCGGGCACCGAGGTGCTCGTGCGCCAGCCGGCACGCGAGTGGGCCGGCGACATGCCCCGGGCGGTCCTGAAAAGCTAATCCTTACACTTGACAGGTTTCATTATTGCGCCGTATCCTTACACGTGTAAGGTTTTCACATGGAAGGAGACGACGATGAAGGCGACGAGAGACCAGATCCTCGAAGAGTGGGACAGCTACTACCGGCACGAGCAGTGGTACGCGGTCGACAGCTTCGACCCCGAGAGCGGCCGGGTGCACCGGCTCTACGTCGGCGACGGTCTGACCGCCTGCAAGATGGCGGCCGAGCGCGCGGCCGGCACGAACCTCGTGGGACCAGACGGAGATCCCGCCGAGCCGGGCGAGTGCGGCCCCGCCCTGTTCTACCGTGCGACGCTCATCGGCCCCGACGCGGCGCGTGACTACATGCTCGCGGCCGACCTCGACGTCGCGCACGTCGGGGAGATGATCACCGTGGCCCAGGCCGCCAAGGAGCTCGGCATAACCCGCCAGAGCGCCTACGAGCTCGTGGAGCGCGGCACGATGCCGAGCGAGGGTGTCGGCGTCGCCAGGGTCGGCCGTTACTCGGTCGCCCTGCGCCTGGCCGCCAAGGCGCGCAGGCGGGCGGCGAAGTAGGACCGGCCCGACTCCCATAGACTCATCCAACCGAAGCCCCGTAACATGTGGGGCTTTTCTCGTTTAACCGCCTGAACTGCGGAAGTGATGACGGGTTTACGATCATGGCGCTTGGGATAGCGCAAAAAACCCACCTACTTGCGGAGAGAACCGCGCAAACAAACCTAGGGAAAGGACAGGACATGGCAGGCGAAGACCCCACCAAGAACGACCCGGCGCAGAACCCGGACCCAGAGCCCGAGCCCGAGCCGAGCCCGGCACTGGAGCCGGACGACGGCGTCAAGGACTCGCACGGGCAGCCGGGCATCAACAAGGAGCGCCACGACCGCGAGGTCGCGGAGCTCAAGGCGACGATCGCGGACCTGCAGAAGCAGGTGGCCGACGCCGCCGAGACCAAGGAGGGGCGGGACAACCTGCAGAGGCAACTCGACGAGCTGACCTCCAAGATGGCCGACTCCGAGACCACGCACGCCCTCGAGATGGCCGGCTGCGTCAACGCCAAGGCGGCGAAGGCGCTGCTCGACGACTACGACGGCGACGTGGCCAAGATGAAGGAGGCCTGCCCGTACCTGTTCGGCACTACGAAGCAGACCGGCTCCACCGGCGCGAAGCCGGGCGGGGCTCCCGACAAGTCCGAGGAGCGCCGCGCGAACGCCCGCAAGGCGGCAGCCGGAAACCTGATGATCAAGAGATAGGAGACAGAAATGCCGACCACACCTGGCACGTCCATCCAGTTCCCGGTCGAGTACCTGGAGACGATCGACGAGACCCTGCTAGGCGAGATGTTCGCGAGCCGGTATCAGACCGGCGGCGAGGAGTTCCTGAACAACCGCACCGTCATGGTGCCCGACATCTCGTTCCCCGGCGAGGCCATCCCCAACGACTACGACGGCTTCGCGACCGAGAACAACGCGACGCTGAAGTACACCCCCTACGAGCTCGCCTACGACAAGCAGTGCGTGTTCCGCGTCGACGCGGTCGACGACATCGACGCGGCGGGCCTGCTCACCGTCAACGAGGCCGCCGAGTACGACCGCACGGTTTTCGCGCCGTGGGCCGACGGCATCTTCTTCCGCGACACCGCCTCCATGGCCGGCGGGGCTTCAAAGACGTCCATCACGGCGAGCAACATCAAGTCCGAGTTCCGCAAGCTGCGCAGCCACCTGCGCGCCCATGGGATCGCCGCCGCCGACGTCTACCTGTGCAGCGACGCGGTCGGCCTGCTCGAGGACGCGACGAACCGCGAGTGGAGCAACGAGGGCACCATCACCGACTCGATCGGCCAGTACAACGAGTTCACGCTCTTCGAGGACGCCGGCGGGCGCCTCCCGGCGGGCTGCGAGATGCTCGCCATCGCGAAGGGCTTCACGACCGTGCGCTACGTGATGAAGCGCGCCGTAACCTACACCTTCGCCCCCGGCACGCACACGACCGGCGACGACTGGCTCACCCAGATCCGCCGCGTGTTCGGTAACGTGGTGCGCGCCAACAAGCGCGCCGGCATCTACGTCGTTGGCTCCGCCGCCGGCGAGATCGAGCCCGCAACGGGCGGCTACGTCAAGACCGCCGACACCGAGCTGGTGACCGGCAAGACCTACTACACCCGTTCCGGCTCCGAGGGCGCGTACGCCTACGCGGCCGTCGAGAGCCCGACGAAGAGCGGCCTGGCCAACTACTACGAGAAGGTGGCCTAGGACGTGGCCTGCGCCCCCGTGACATACCGGTTCTACGCCGACTCCTACGGGGGTTCGACCATCGCCGAGGGCGACTGGGCGGGCTACGAGCGCCGCGCCAGGGCGCGCCTCGAGCGCATCGAGGCGCTCTACCGCGTCACCGCGCTGTGCGAGTCAGCCGAGAGCCTCGCGATCTGCGCCATGGCCGAGGAGCTGCACAACGCCGATGTCGCCGCCAACTCGGGCAGCGGCGCCGGCACGCTGCGGTCCGCCTCGATCGGCTCGGTCAGCGAGGCCTACGACGCCACGTTCGGCGGCTCGGTCGACCTCACGCCGGCCGGCCAGGACCGCGCGCTGCTACGCGCCGCTTCCGACTTCCTCCACGTCTACCGGGGGGTGGGCTAGATGGTGGCGCTGCGCGACCGCGACGGCGGGCTCGACTACTCGCTCTGCGACCAGACGGTCACGGTGTACCACCGCGGGGGCCGCGACGAGATCACGCGCACCGTGTTCCCACGCGCGTTCCTCGACTACCGCAAGAACCTCAACGTCGACCGCACGGGCGCGACGGAGGCCAACGGCTTCCTGCTCGTCATACCCGGCCGCCCGGTCGCGTGCGAGGTCGGCGACAAGGTCATGCGGGGCGAGGGCCCCGAGGTCTCGACCGATGCTGAATGGCGCGAGCTCGTGCCTGCGAAGGTCGACGGGCTCGTCGTCGTCAAGCAGGTCGATCCCAAGTACCGGCACGGCCTGCTGGTGCACACCGAGGCGGGAGGCTAGATGATCGTACGCGTCAACAGGAAGATGATGCCGGCGGACGCGGTCATGCGCCGCCTGGGCGTTGACGAGCGCGGGAGGGTCCAGCAGTTCGCGACCGACCGCATCCTGTTCAGGATGCGGCGCTACATGCCGTGGCTCACGGGTCTGACGGCGACCTCCCTCACGCAGGCGGCGTCGCCCACGACGATCGTCGTCAACGCGCCGTACGCACGGCGCCTCTACGAGGGCGTGTCTCCGTCCGGCGCGCCGCTGAACTACACGAAGGCGACCAACCCGCTCGCGGGGCCGCACTGGGACCGCACGCTCGCGCAGCGCGAGGGCGCGGCCATAGCGCGGGAAGTCGAGGATTACGCGAGGAGCGTGGGCCGATGAGCTACCAGGACATGAGCGTCCTCGACGGCGGCGGGTTCGACGACTACGCCGGCGGCGTGGTGGTCGACGGCGGCGGGTTCGACGACCCGGGCGCGTCGGCGCTCGAGCGCATGCGCGCCTTCGTCGCGTCGTTCCCGTACGCCGACGTGCTCGGCGAGCTCGCCATCGACTACGCGGACCGCGTGCCGGACTGCGGCGGGCTGTTCCCGTCGGGCCTGGTCGAGGTTCGCAGGCGCACCGACCTGCTCGGCAACGTCACGTGCGAGGACCAGTACAACTTCGCGCTCTACACGGTACTGACCAAGGCCCCAGGCGAGGACGCCGGGGCCACGTGGAACGCCGAGTGGGTCATGTCGTTTCAGGAGTGGGTCCAGGAGCGCAGCGCGCTCGGGCTCGCCCCGACGTTCGGCGACGATCCGCGCACGGAGCGCATGGCCGCGAACAACGGCCAAATCTACGAGTCTGACGCCGAGGGATGGGCGGTCTACGCCATCCAGATCTCGGCGACGTTCACCAAGCGATACGAGAAGGGAATCTAAAGATGCCGACAAACGACACCACGACCTTCAACACGCCCGCGGGCCAGACGATCGCCCGCGAGCAGCTCGTGCTCTACCTGAACACGGGAACGGCCAGCTCCCCCGCGTGGAGCGCGCTCGGCACGCGCGTCGAGGACAGTTCCATGGACATGGACTGGTCCGACGAGTCGTCCAAGGACATCCTGGGCGTCACGCACAGCACCATGAAGAAGCCGATCATTACTCAGAGCTTCGAGCCGTGCAACCTCGACTCGGGCGACAGCGCGCTCGTCAAGATCTGGAACCTCGCGGTCCACGACCAGGACGCGCAGGCACTGTGCAACATGGACCTGCTGCTCGTCCACCTCTACGCAGGGTCCGCGTCGGCGCCTTTCGCCGAGCGTTACCCGTCATCGATGGTCAAGCCGACCGGGCTCGGCGGCGAGGGCGGCGGCTCCATCGAGATGCCCATCGACGTGACCTTCGGCGGCGTGCGCACGATCGGCACGGCGGCCAGGGGCACCGACGGCGCGATCACGTTCACCCCGGCATCGTAGCGGAGGCGACCATGGCGAAGACCATCAGCTTCGACGACGGCCTCGTCGAGTACGAGATCAACGGGGCCGCAACCGTCAGGTTCAACCCGACCGACGCCGCGTTCACCGAGCGCCTCTACCGCGCGTTCTCCGACCTCGACGCGCGCCAGGACGAGTTCCAGCACACCGTCGAGGAGATCGGCGACGACGGCGAGAGGATGTTCGCGTACGCCAAGGAGCGGGATGCCGAGATGCGCGGCATCATCGACGGCCTGCTCGGCGATGGCGTGTCCGACGCCCTGTTCGGCGACATGAACTGCTACGCGCTGGCCGACGGCCTGCCGGTGTGGATCAACCTGATGTTCGCCGTAGCCGGCGAGGTCGACAGCGCCTACGACGACGAGCGCGGCAAGGCCGACCCCCGCGTGCGCGAGTACAAGGCCCGCCACGAGGAGCTGCTCAAGAAGTACCGGAAGGCGACGTCGAAGAGATGAGCGGCTGGGACCTGCCGACCACCGCGACGATCGGGGGCGTCGAGCGCCGCGTGCGCACCGACTACCGCGCCGTGCTCGACGCCCTCTCGGTGATGGCTGACCCCGACGTCGATGACGAGGAGCGGACCCTCGTGGTCCTCGAGATCATCTACGAGGACTTCGACGAGATACCCACGAGGGACTACTCGGAGGCGCTCGACTGGGCCATGTGGTTCGTCGCCGGCGGCAAGGAGCCGGAACGCGGCAGGAAGACGCGCGTCATGGACTGGGAGCAGGACTTCCCCCTCATAGCGGCGCCAGTGAACAAGGTGCTCGGCTACGAGGTGAGGTCCTGCGACTACCTCCACTGGTGGAGCTTCCTGGCCGCGTACATGGAAATCGGCGACTGCCTGTTCGCCCAGGTGGTCTCCATTAGGAAGAAGAAGGCGAAGGGCGAGAAGCTCGACAAGGCCGACCAGAAGTTCTACAGGGAGAACAGGCGGCTGGTCGACCTCGAGAGGCGCGAGACGGCCGCCGAGGCCGAGCTGTTCGACGAGTGGACCAGATAGGAGGGCCGCACCATGGCGGACGGCACCATCACATTCAGCACGGCCCTCGACAACGGCCAGCTCGAGAAGGACCTGAAGGACGCCGAGAAGAAGGTGTCCGAGCTCGAGCGGAAGGTCGAGCGCGGCGAGTCCGAGAAGAACGCCATCGCCGACAGGATGAAGGAGGCGCAGGCCGAGGTCGACAAGACCGAACAGCGCATAGCGGCGCTGCTTCAGCGCCTCAAGGAGCTCGACGCCATGGCGGAGACCGACCCCGTCGGCGCGAGCGGCCGCGCCGAGGCAGTCACCGAGGAGTTCGTCGAGCAGGCCAAGACCTACGACCGGCAGATCGGAAGAGC